TAAAGGTGCACATGCATTTACTCTAGAATGTTTATCATTTCCTTTGCTCGGTGTAAAGTTAACAACTGGAATATTCATTTGCCGTAATTCATACGTCAAAGGCATTCCAGATGCCTTAGCTTCAACTATTACAGTCTCAGGTTGCCAATATTTATACTGTTCAAGCGCTCTTCGACGTAGTTCTGGAAACTCTAAACGTTCTTTAATGGCATCTAATAACATTAAATTAGGTCCAGAGTCATTATCGGGATAAAAAACACCCCATGTTGTTATTGCACTATAATCAGCTGTCTCCTTTTTTAAAAATGCTGTGTCATATGATTGTATTACATGGTGTAAATCAGGTATCCAATCATGATTCCATCTACGCCACCACTCCCGTTTTATAATTGCACCCTCTTCAGACGTAGGTTGTTGCATCCATTGTGCATTCCATTTGCCAACAGGTAGTGTTGCTTTAACTTTTTCTAACTCATCTATGTTCCAATACTCAGGCCACACCGGCTCTTGCTTAGTTCCGTGGTCCATGATTGCTGGAAACTCGACCACGTGCCACTGATCTGCTTTAGGTTCTTTTTGTTTTGACACCAACATGCCTGTTAAATCTTTTGTTGACCATCTTGTCATTACACAAACGATCTTGCCGCCTGGTTGTAAACGTTGTCGTGGTCCTGACGTGTACCATTCATAAGCAGACTCCATTGCAGTGTTTGACATTGCATCTTGCTCCGAGTGTGGGTCATCAATAATCAATAAATCCGCACCACGGCCCGTGATTGCACCGCCAACACCAGCTGCAAAGTATTCGCCGCCTTGTGCAGTTTCCCAACGTCCTGCAGCTTGACTATCTTCACGTAAAGTTGTGTCAAAAACTTTTCTGTAATCTTCACTGTCAATTAATGTTTTAGCTTTACGACCAAATCTAACTGCTAATTCTCCTGTGTGCGTTGCTTGAATAATTTTTAATTTGGGATTACGGCCCACCATCCACGCTGGTAGCAAGAAAGATGCAAACTCAGACTTTGTATGTCTAGGTGGCATGTTTACAATTAATCTATTTATTTTACCTTCTGCAAGTTCATTAAATTTTTTTGCAATATGTCTATGGTGCGCGCCTTCAACAAACTCAGGCCATACACATTTTACAAAACTTAAAAAATCATTTCTAGCTTTATTTCTAATTTTTTTTTCAGCGTACATGACTTGTAGCTGTTTAAATTTTTTTCTAACGTCTGAGGGTAGTTTACTAACGTCTACGTGGTTTATATCCATAAAATTTTTATAAAATTTTTTTGCATCCCTAACGATGTTCAAAACGATTTTTAACCCATTGACAGTCTAAATCAAGCAATAAATGCAAAAGTAGTGGGACCCCTTTTGTGTGTAAGGTGTATAGGGGGTATGTATTATAATCTATATTGGGATTGGGTCTGGTACCTCTATTGGTCCGTGTGCTGTGTGTGTAGGCGCGTTAGCGCCTACACAGAGAGAGTTAATCTAGTAAGACCATGTAAGCTTTGGCATTGTGTTGTCTAAACCAATTTAATAGTTTACGCATTGTGTCCCAATGCTTACTACCACCTGTGCCTAGTGTCTTATCTTCGATTGTTGCTATTGCTTCTGCCATAAAAATTTGGTCATGCTTCATAGCTTCTTCTTTAGTTAGCATAACAGATTCGCCATTGAATCTGTTCTTTCTTTCTTCTGTTCTTTCTGTTGTCATATCATTTAACATATAGGATAAGTCTATCATTGTCAACCCTGTTCACAGGGTCTTTCTTCCTGTGTTATCATATTGCGTTCAATGTACCTTGGTACACTATTATCTTCCCAATGCGCTCGGTTCCAAACTTGTCGCCACGCATTTTCGGCTGTTAAAACTATTGGCTCTTTTACTCTACCAATATAATCTACAACTCTAGTTCCATGTTCAGCCCACCAATCGTTCTGACAATTTAATGTGCAAAAGTTATTGTCGCCATAACCATAAGTTCCAATAGTTCTAGTTTGATTTCTTCTGTTTTCTTTTGGTCCACGTTTCCTGTCTGATGTATCGTATGTATGACACTTGGGACCTTGACAATATTTTTTACTCATTGTTTGGCAACCCCTCGTGCATGCACATAACACCACCAAATAATAGAAATACTCCTAATGCTTGATGATCTGAATGTATTGCAGTTATTATTCCTAACATTCCTAATATTAAACCTGTTAAGGTCATCATCATTCTTCCAATCATTAATGCCTCACTTTCCAACTTGTAGTCGCAGTTCTATAACCATGACTATCTAGGTCATAATAAACATAATAAGGGACACCTTTTTTAGATGTTCCATATCTAGATTTTTCGTCATGCTTACCTTGTCTTGTTATGTGCTTCTTATGTTTAGAAGCCCAATAAGT